GACTGCAATTGGAATCTAGCCCAGATTCAACCAGTTCCGACGTACACTACATGAGCCAGCAAAATCGGAAGCAGAAATTCACCTAGTTGATCCAAGTATAGCCCGCGGGCGTGCAAAACGTCATAAATTTCACGACAACACGGCGATAATGAATGCAATCGTTGAGACCGACTAATTGCCTCATAAACAATACCAGCTCGAACACGAGGATAAGCGGAAGGAATGAAGCCCAGCCCGGCATCAAAAACAAACGACTCACACAATTTGGCCGGCAAAGGACACGTTCCCTCTCGGTTAATCTGCCCGTGGAAAGTACACATGTCTCGAATGAAAACTGCCCCTTCCCAGCGATCGATCTGATTGATCAATCGCTGAAACGACCCTCGGGGATCAACCAACGTTTCATAAGCATTGGATAAAACATTAGAAAAGATACAGATCACTTGACCGTCATGTTGCAATTGAACCCCGCACGTCTCCAAAATTCTGTGAGCCTCATCTGCCACCGGAGCATTAAAATTCCACCTTTCAGGTACCCCTCGACGACCACGCACAATCCGCCCCTTAGGTATCATCTCCCGCGCATTCGGATCGATACAAAAATAAGACAAACGAGGGCCGAGATCAAACCATCCAGATAATTCACCCCTTCGTCCACCAACATCAAGAATGTAATATCGCTCATATTCATAATTCAATAAATAATGATTGACCCAAGACCGAATCACGAAGTTGGTTGCCGCTTGCAAAGCATTCAATACATTCACCAACTTAGGTACAGCTTCAGAAGCAGATACCAATGACGGACTCAACGCTCTAATCAAATTCATACCAACATCAACATCCATCCTCGCAATTTCAATATCATTTCCTTGAATACGAGCATTTCGTAAAACCATATCAATGTCGAGATAACCAAACAGTCTATAAGCATTAATATTGCCCTGCTTAAAGCAGCGAGCTTTCACATTCCGACAAATCGCAGTCATCACTCTAAGAGCTGCATCGCAATCATAAACACTAACATCGACCTCAATACCATATGGTAATAAATACTCTCCACCCAAGGTTCTTCTAATCCAAGTGTCTAAATCGACCTCCTCATGAATAAATGCACGACTAATCACACGGCGCTCTGTCGCGAACTTCTGAATGAAATTCAATGTGTGAGCCCGTACAGCGATATTCGTATCTCCAGGTACCCAAGTAATCAACCACTCAGTAGGAACAGGGGCACCTCCAATTCGCATAATGTTTAACTTTCCTCCCTGTAAACGAGCGGACAGAGCCTGATAAAACTCACCAACTCCAAAGCGCACCCGAATCACTACAGTTTCACTTACCTGACACAACCTGCTCAACCGCCGCATATATTCAATATAATCGCCATCCATCAACCAATCAAAAGGATAATTTACAATCACAAGTCCAAAATGACGCCCACCAACATCAATATACTCCCCAAACTGATCAAAACTAAATTGAGTCTCGGGGACACAAAAAACATTTCGAAATTGAACGCGCTTAAGAATTACCTCGATATCACGCGCCCCAGGTCCAAACCAAGTAATGGCTAAATCTTCAATTTTGAGACCATCATACTGATCTAATTGAAAAGAGTCATAATATGAAAATAATCCACATACCAACGTTGTCGCATAACTACAAACATGCCACGAACCCCCATACTCCCAAACTTCATGCGCTAAATTCTTAAGAGAGCGGCTGAATCGTACACGAACATTATCCGCCACTCCGACCCCATCACCCAACTCTGGGTCAACACGAAATTGCTCTGAGAACTGGTTCATACACGAGAACCAGACATCAACACACATGGCCTCCAACTCCTCTCCCTTTTCCGCCCACCTTCTCCAGGGTTCACTAAATCGATATTGTAAGTCTCCACCAAGTCGAAAGTGATGCGACACACTTCGCATGGAAAATAACAACTTTCGGGATAGCTGAGGAACCTGACGATCACAAAGCACATTTAAAACATTAAATGTCTCCCGAGTATATCGACTATTCCGAATCGGACGACCCATCAAGTCCAAACGCCGCTCATCTCGTACAGATCCCCAGACACAAGAAAAGAAAACAAACGGTGACCATAAGGTAATCTCTAAAGGAGCTTTCTGAACAGAGATCATTCGCAGCTGATGATCATTAACATTCAACCGATACCACCGAATACCCTCAACAGTCGTACCATGAATGAACACCTGTTCCTCTTTCGCTGCCAATTCAAGAAATATTCCAGGATCGCGAATTTCAACTCTTACAGCAACAGATAACGGCGTATTGTCATCAACTCCAATGATCGCAGTACACTCACCCCTCGCCACTCGATAATCGTGTCGACCCGGATCCTCATAATTCCACCAATTCCCCCACCCTTGCATAGCAACCATATGTTGAGCTGACGCCATTGACCGCACATCTCTCAAATTCTCAATTGACTGTTTGCTCACACCCTTTGAAATCGTAGCGGAAAACATACAGTTCACGAGAGCATCTGGCAGGAAATCGACTCGATTCACAATCATAACTTCATTTAACCGAGAGTCGTCAAGCGCTCCATACAAATTAGCCTGATATAATTTTTTCCAGGTATCACGTACACCTTTCCATAACCTAATAATTAAGTCCTCCTTACTTTTAAATTGAAAATAGTGGGCAACAGGAATGTTAAGAATATTGTGACATCCACATGGATATGGATCCTGCAGCATTTGTTCAACCATCCGATCATAAGGCATATTCGGAAGCCAAACCGTGGAATAAGAAATAGAACCCGACAACCATGACAGGTTACCATCTTCGTTCACCGACTCACCAATAAAAAGTGTTTTATAGTCCCGAGGTAAAATAACTCGAAACTGAGGCTCCAAATACTCTCGTGAGTCAACATTAGATAAAGCTTCTAAATGGTATAGCCACCGTCGAAAAACTAGTTCCATCTGCTGACCCCTCCTTGGCCCAATTGGTATCGTTCCTCCAATGACTCCCCTTCCAGCCCCATAGCACAACACATTTGACATACTAGCTCTAGCACACTCATACAACGCCGGCAATAGATACATCTCCTCTGCGGCGGCTTCGGTGCTCCGGACCCAGATAAATTCATCTTTATACAAATTCAAAATCCGACTATAGATGGAACGAGTCTTGGCTAAATAGAGCTTAGTCAACTCAGTTGAAGCTTGCCTTTGTACTTTACCCAACAGTTCCGGAGTCAAATCCTTATAACGCTTTAAAAACTTAACAAGCAAGTCCTCATAAACATACATTGTAACAACGTCCGGGAAAACCCTAGCATACAACCCAGGTGGGAAGGAAATAGAGACGGCACCGCTGGACGTCAACGTACCAAGGCCATCAACTCTCACAGGCTTCAAATGTTTAATACGCACACCGCCTAATACATCCTTTACATGATCTTCTGATAACTGATGATTCAAATTGTCCTTGGAGAGAAAACACTGATGAAACTCATTGGTTGTACGTCGTAACAAAAACATGGTTAATGTC